GGTCATAGAAACTTTCCGGCTGCAATGCCTAACGAAGATGCTAAAGATATGGTAGTAGAGGTACTAGATGTAGATGAGCAGGATATATCAAGTTATGATGTATATGAAGGTGTCAGAACTGGGTTATATGAAAGAAGAATAGTAGAAGCTTACAATGGTAAAGAAAAAGTAAAAGCTTGGATGTATACCATAGGTACTTTACTTCTTCAAGGTACTAATGTATTTCAAGAAGTTCCTAACAAAGATTGGTACTCTGATAAATGTCAAAAGTTGATAGCTTCAATATAAATAAAAATAACGTTTCTGAAAAGGAGCGTGTATTAGAACTAGCTAGAAAAGATGTTGTGTCTTTTGGTCAACTGTTCTTACCTGAAGACTATATGAAGTCTAGTCCAGCCCCCTATCATTACGAGCTTAGTAATCTATTGCTAGACCCTAATAAGAAAAGAAATTGTATTATACTACCTCGTGGTCATAGTAAGTCAACACTAGCTAAGACTGCTTTATTATATCATTTATACTTTAACCCAGAAGGGAAGAAAGAATTTATTGCTTGGGTAGCAGAAGAACAATCACAGGCTATAGACCACATTAAGTATATGCAGAACCATATAGAAATAAACCCTGCTTTAAATTATTATTTTGGGGACTTGCGTGGTAGTAAATGGACAGAGAAAGAGTTTACTACTAGTAAAGGAGATAGGGTTATAGCTAAGGGAACGTCTCAGAGGTTGCGTGGTCGCTCTCAATTAGGTTTAAGGTATACTAAGATTGTATTAGATGACTTTGAGTCAGAGCTCAATACTAAGACTCCTGATAGAAGAAGAGAGATTAAAGAGTGGGTTATGTCTACTGTTGAACCAGCATTAGAAAACTCAGTAGAGAATGAAGGTTCTATATGGCTTATTGGTACTATTGTACACTATGATTCTTTTTTACAGAGTATATATGATGGATATACTGAGGCTAGTAGAGATAAGCGAGAGTATGCTTGGAATGTAATGTACCACAAAGCTATAGATAGCGAGGGTAATGCATTGTGGAGTTCTTACTTTTCTAAGAAAAAATTACTCGATATACGTAGAAGGTTTGAAGATGTAGGTCTTGTACACAAATTTGCACAAGAATATTTAAATGAAGCTAGGGATTTAGAGAACGCTAAGTTTAAAACAGATAGATTGGAGTATTACGGACATGAATTCGAAAGTAAAAATAATTATGCTTACTTGGTTGATAGCAAAGAAGCTATACCTATTAATGTTTATATTGGTGTTGATTTAGCATACGAGTCTAATGCTTCTAGTGATTACCAAATGATAATGGTTATAGGAATAGATAGTGCTAGAAATATATATGTTATAGACTATATGAGAGAGCATCTACCTTTATATGATATGCCTGAAGAAATATTTAAGTATGCTAAGGAGTATTCTCCTGTAAAGAGAGTTAATGTTGAACATGTAGGAGCTCAAGGTATAATTAAAGATGCTGTAAATAGAATGACAGGTCAAGATAGAAAGGTTGTTCCCGGTGTAGCTTTAGGAGTTAGACCACCAACTGGTATAAAAAAAGAAGATAGACTGGAATCTTTGCTTGCTCCTATAGTAAATAGAGGTAAAATGTTTATTAAAAGAAAACATACAGCTTTAGTTGATGAGATGTTTCAATTCCCCAAAGGTAGGAACGATGATGCTTTAGATGGATTGTGGTATGCTGTCCATAAATCTAGACCACCTATTAGCAAGAAGTTTGAAGCTTCTCAATTTAAAGAAGATAAGGTTGTTACTAATAAAATAGAAAGCGTAAAGCGAACTATATCTTGGATAACTGGTTTAAAAAATTAAATAGTACTTGTATTATTAGTTTATTTTCGTTAAATTTAAAGGATTAAAACAAAGGTGCAACTATTTCTAGTATACGAGAGTTAGAGAGCAACGAAGTTAAACAATCCGAAGTCAATAGACAGCTTTGGAGAATGTGGAAAGACGCTAGGTCAGAGTGGGATGTAGAAGCTCGTGACGCTGTAGATTTCTTTCTAGGTAATCATTATTCACAGGAAGAGTCCGATGCTCTTAGAGCAGTAGGACAAGCGGACTTTGTTATAGACCGTGTATATTCTGCTATAGAAAAGCTTAAATCATTGCTTACTTCTCGTTCTCCTAAGTATAGTGCAGTTGGCAGAGAGGATTCTGATAGTAGGATGTCTAACGTATGGCGTACTCTATTAGAATATGTATGGGATATTTCCGATGGAGATACCCAATTTAAACAAGCTGTCCATGATTATGCTACTGCAGGCATGGGGTATTTCTACTCGTATATAGACCCTGAAGCAGACTACGGAAGAGGAGAGGTTAAGATTACTTATATAGACCCTTTCCGTGTATATATAGACCCAGCGTCTAGAAATAGATATGCTGATGATGCTTCCGGTATTATACTGTCTACTATTTTAACTGAAGACCAAATTATAAATATGTATCCTCAAGTTGAATCTATTATAGATGACTTGGAAAGTTATTATGATGAAGAAGATTATCCTTCCTCTGGTAAAAGAAATAGCTCTCACTCCTTTACTCCTGATAGTGTTTACGAAAGTGAATACAACAGGGTTAATAAATATAGAATACTAGAAAGATTCTCAAAAATTAAAGTTCCTTTCTATAGAATCTTTAATAAACAAGATGGTTCTGAAGTTATATTAGATGTAAAGAAGTATGAAGGCTTTCTTAATAATGAACAAGCACAACTACTAATGAAAGCTGGTATGATAGAAATAGTAGAAGTAGTGCAAACAAGAATTAAAGTCACAGCAACTGCTGGTGACATTTTATTATACGAACAAATATTAAATACAGATATATATCCTATAGTTCCAGTTCCTAATATATGGACTGGTACACCATACCCAAAGTCTGACATATCTAAGGTTAAAGATTCTCAAAGACTTTTAAATAAGCTTTTCTCTCTCACGCTCTCACACGCTCAAGCTTCTGCTGGACTTAAGTTATTAGTCCCGGAAGGTAGCGTAGATGATTTGGGGCAGTTGGAACAGGACTGGGCTAAACCCAACGCTGTAATCTCTTATAATCCTGAATTCGGTGCTCCGCACTTTCCTGCCCCACAATCGTTATCTAATGAGTTTTATAACTTAATTAGTAGAATAGAGCATTACATAGATTTAAGCATGGGTATTCCTGAGTTAATGCAGGGTTTTAAAGAAGGAGCTCCTGAAACAGTAAGAGGTACTGCTATGCTTGCCGAAATGGGTGAGACTCGTGGTAAATCTAAACTCAGAGATATAGAAGGAAGTTTGACTAGGCTAGGTAAGAGTGTTTACAACATGGCTAAAGGTCACTATACTTACGCAAAGACGTTTAGAATCATACAGGCAAATAATGATATTACTGAGTATACAGTTAATATGTATGATGATAAAAGTCAAGAACTTAATGCCATACAAAATGACATCACGATAGGGCATTATGATGTGAGAATCATATCCGGTTCAACATTGCCATCAAACAGGGTAGCAGAATACAATATGTACCTTGAGGCATTTAGAATGAATCTGGTAGACGACGTCGAGGTTTTAAAGAAAACTGAAATCTTTGACAAAGAAGGTGTTTTACAGCGAAAGGGTCAAATGGCTCAGATGCAATCCTATGTACAGCAATTAGAAGGTCAGGTTAAGAAACTTAGTGGAGACCTCCAAACCTCAGAGCGTGAAGCAGTAAGCTCAAGGAAGAGGACAGAAACTGAGAAGTTCAAAAGCAGACTTAATGAGATTCAAAATGATACCAAGTTTAAAACCAAGGTTCAAGTTGATAACCTCAGACGTATTGTTGACACAGAAGAGCAGGCTGTAAACTAGTGAAAACAGAAGTAGTGGGGACATTTCCCCGGTTCTGCTTTTATAGACATCTATTAAAGGTGATGCTAATAATAAAAGAAATCGAGGAATAAGATGGAAGACGCTATGAACGGAGACGTTAACACTATAGAAGGTGTGCAAGGTGAAGTTTTAGAACAAGTTGTTGAACCTTATAAAGTAGGTGGAGAAGCTCCTGAACAGGAAGCAGAACTACCTATTGATGACGCTAAGAAATTTCAATCAATGTATGATAGGAAGACAGCAGATTATGATAAGCTTAATAACGAAGTAGCAGAACTTCGCAAGTATCAACAGTTAGGTCAAGTGTTAGAAAAAAGACCTGATGTAGTTGAGGCTATGAGAAGCACCTTAAGTGGAGACAAAAAAGTAGTAGAACAACCTAAAGAGTCAGAACAACTAAGTGAAGATTCTTTTGACCCTTGGGAAGCTTACTACAAACCGGGTTCACCTTCATATGAAATGAGGGAGAACAAGGAAAAGAATACTGCAAGTGAAACAGTAAAAAAGGAATTTGCAGTATTAAAAAAACAAATAGCTCTTAATAACTTAAAACAAGACCTTGCTACTAAGCATGGTTTTGATGACCCTGCAATGGCTGATGACTTTATTCAATTTGCAACAAATCCTAGGGATGAACTTCCTATAGATATGTTGGTAGATGTATATAGAAAATATAAAGGAGGAGAGCAAAAAGTTTCTCCAAATTTAGAAGCTGTCCAAAGGACTCAGAGGATTGCACCTACAGCTGGTATAGTGCAAGGCGCTTCTCCTGAGCAACCTAATGAAATGGATAATGTATGGTCTGGGGTTATGGGAGTTTCAAATAGAAACAAAATATAAAACTCAAGGAGTCTTAAATGGCATCTTATAATTCAGGCATTGTGAATGTTGCAACACCGGGTACAGCCGCATCAGGTTATCATACTCGGAGGTTATTCAACTTTTCAGACCGTGTCGCTGACTTAGCTCCAGAGGAATCTCCATTCTTCGTATATCTATCAAAGGTAGCTAAAGTTCCTACAGACGACCCGCAATTCCGATTCTTAGAAGACAGGACTAAAGTCGCTATGACTGACCGTTCTTTCTTAATTAAAGGGGATGTAGCAATCCCAGCAGTAGGTAGCACAGCTACATATGTAGTTGACACAGCAGGAGGGGCTTCCGTTGATTGGTTAATCAAAGGAATGGTCTTATCTGTCGGTGTATTAGCTTCTGCTGTACCAGCTCACGTTGTTGTTAGAATAGAGTCAACACCTGTTATTAATTCAGCAGATACTACTATTGTAGCAAAAACAATTTCAGGAGTAGATGGCGCTACTATTGATAACGCTAAGTGTACTGTAATTGGTACTTCTTTTGCAGAAGGTTCTGGTGCTCCAGACGTATTTTCTGAATCACTAGATGACGATTTTGGATTTACTCAAATCTTTAAAACAGCTTGTGAAATGTCTAATACAGCTAGAGCAACTAAATATCGTGGATACGATGATGAGTTCCAAAGAATTTGGAATCTTAAACTTCGTGAACACAAGATAGATATTGAACGTGCTATGCTTTTTGGTCAACGTGCATCTACTGGCGGTATACAATACTCAGAGGGTATTGCTGGTCATATAATAGCAAACGGTACAGCTGTTGATGGTACTACAGATTTAGCT